TTTATAGGAGAAATATACAGCATTCGATTTAAGGCTATTTACAGGCTCTCTGACGCGTTATAATAGATGTTCTGGATAACTTATCCACCTGAGTAATTATAAGGGCTTATAGAGGCTTAAAACGCTTAGTTTTGTTTTATACTGCAAAACAATCCATCCAATAGAGAAAGAAAAGTAGCAAAAGAAAGAGATTAGGGTACAGTAAGTATATATAGTTTATATAGTCTATATAAGCTTAGCTAAACCCCTCCTAAAAGAAAGAAATATATAAAGAAAGAAAAGGGTTCCCCTTAGAGCATGAAAAAAGCCGAGAAGAAATTAATCCCCTCGGCTCTATATTGTTACGATCTCATGATCTTGGTTATATCTTTAAGATCCTTTTTATGCTTATACGGTTTACCGTTTAGAGAAATAGCAAATCCTAATGATACAAGCATTGATAGAACTATATTTCTCAACAATAAGTGTGTTCCAAACAATGCTATTGCTATAGACTGAAGCTTATCTGTATCCCATGTTTCTATAGCATATCTGTATAATATTCCAGCAGCTACAAGCGTTAAGAATCTCTCAAGAGCTTTAAATGAGTTATACCTACCTCTACTGAACATATCCTTAACAATGCCAAATTGTTCATTATTTAGCTTTCTTGAGTTCTCTATTAATCTTATAATATTCATATTATCTAACCAGTTTAAGTATTCCGAATAGGATTAATAACTGCGCTGCTTGACCAAACATACCCCCGATTATAGTTGCTGCAGTATCAAGCCAATCAAACTTATTCCCATACTGTTTGTCTTTGTACTCTGCTGCTAAACCTGCTCCGATTGCAGCAAATATTGTTCCACATAGACCAGCATAGAAGCCAAACTTAATATGCTTTGGTCTATTGCTCTTAGTCACCCAATGAAATGAGTGAGCCAGAGCTTTAATTATCTTTTTCATTTTTACTTGCTTTATAACAATTATAACTACTATCTACTTCGTTAGCTAAAACTTTTAATTCTTTATCAATATAATCAGTTAAATTTTCTTTTGAATATTTCCAATAGTGCATTAAGTTTAAAGACATCCAGCTTGAGACGTTATTGTAAGTTTGACATTTTATTATTACAGTATGATCAAGAGGAATGATGCTAAATACGTACTTATAATTATAAGCATTAGCTAATCTAGCTCGATTAAATATTACTCCGAACATCATGTTGAGTTTAATAGCATAATCATCACAACAACGGCTTTTATTCTTTTTAAACAGAGATTTTATAGTTTTAATTATATTCTTCATAGTTGTTCTTTTATTTGTTCTGCTATATACTTTGCATCTGGATGAGCATGATCTGATATTCTCAGCTTAAAGAATTGTTCCCATTGAGATTCTGTACCTGTCATTATAAGTTCTGTTTTAAGCTGTAATGGAAGTACATCTCTTGCATCTTCAGGTTTAACACCAGTTTTAATTAACGTCATATAGTTATCCTCAGAATAATTCCATGCTCCAAAGAATAAATTCTGTTGTACTGCGCTAAAATCATCCCACCCAACTGGTTCTACTACTGTTATTTTACCATCAAACTTTCCATCGTTATAATTACAATATCTTGTAGACTCCATCAAGAATGAGAATACTCTATGTCTTACAAATGAATCAGCTTGGACTCTCGCGCATGTCAATCTAAATGTTGTACGTTTTTCATGGTACTCTGTAGGCTCGCATAAGAACTCTAAATCATCAAGTAGATCATTTTCAACTAATACTCTATAATTTGTTGTTACAGCAAATGATGGATTTCCGTAATCATCCATATATGGGCATAGTTTACAGGTTGAATATTGATTATTATCATAATCTTCTACATTGCTACTCCGTGCTGGGAGCATAAGATATACAGTTCCGTGTTCCAATGGTGACCCGTGGCCAAGCTTTATCATCTTATCCACAAATGCTTTAGCTGTCTTAGACCTTCCATTCTCATCATACTCTATCTTATCTAATGATTTGTATGCAGTTCTACCAGCCATCTCTATTTGTTCGTAAACACCAAGAAGATCATGCTTTTGCTCTAACTTTTCTATTTTGTTTTCTATTAGCTTCATATGCTTGTTTATATATCATGTACGCCTAAGCGTTTAGTTTAACAATCTATTGTGCTTCTTCATCTGTACAAGGAACCCAGTCTTTTTCAGGCTCCTTGTATGCAGCATATATTACTTCTACGTAATCTGTGAACTTTAGGTAATAGTTCTATACTTCTTTCTTTGGCATAGTTAATTCTCCTTATATTCTACGTACTCTTCTTTATTACTATTCACATCATACGACTTCAAGAACGCTCCTTTAGAAAACTCCTTGTCGTTTTCAATGTCTGTCTTAGACACGGTAACTTCTTGTCCGTCGAGCTCGAATTTGATGGCATCGTCACCAGTTTCCCGTCCTTTATTATCCCCATCTTCTCCAGATACTTGTACTGCTCCGCGCTCACTGTTAGTATCGGAGGATTCGTTAGTCTCACTTTCGACATCTCTTCTAAGAGTTTCTCGAACTTCTTCTTTGTTAACTCGCAATCTGTCATTTAATTCCTTTATAAAGTTTTCCTTTTCATCGTTATACTTAGGATCGTTGTACATTTGCATAAGTATATATGATGCGTTGTTAAATCCTTCCTGATCTTTTATACGACCATTCTCATCTTTCTCAGTACCAAGCTTGTCTACTAAATCTTGCACTTCCTTTAGAGTATACTTTTCTAAAACTCCTTTACTGTTTACAGATCTTATCAAAGTGTCGTCTTTGTATAGATTACTATATTTACTTATTTTCCCCATTGTTCTTAAGATAAATTAAACATCATTTCCTTTGTTGTACAATCCATTTTTAAGTCTATATCTTTGTTCTTTTTCAAGCCATCTCAGAGCTCTGATAAATGATTTGTTTTCCGCGCATTCTTTCAGAGTGAGCTACATACCTTGAGCATTCTTGTTCTACTTGTTCGCCATTTTCACTTTCTACAAATTGTATATATTTCTATTTGTCAAGCCATCTGTAATATCTTGAGAAAGCTTTCTTTCTATCTATTGTTGTACTATATCTATGTATGCATTTAAGCATTTGTTTAGCTCCTACAGTACCACAAGCTTTAAGGTCTGATATATTCTCTAAGAATGACATTACACCAGCTTCTCCAAACTTATTCTTAAGCTCATTATACTCATCTTCAGCCTGTTTGTAGAACAGATTATTCTTATCATAGAATGGCTCAAGATTTACTATATATGCAGAGTTTATAGGAGTATTATGAACAAAGTAATACTTACAATTGTCTGTAACTGGCTTGCTTATTGTTCTAAGTGATAAGTAATCAGCGTAGTATAGTATTGCATTTAATTCTATAGTATTCATTTCTTGTATGATTTATATATACATTCACATATCCATCCAATGTAGTAAGCATAAGGTTCTTGTACATGCACACTAACTACTTCATTCATCTTATCAAATGTATCTAATACTATATGCATAGCTTCATGAGCTATAGTATTTATTAGATCAGTATCTTTTTCTAATTTATTATTACCAAATGTCTTTAATATTCTTACAACAAACGTAGTATGTCTATTATGTTTATTTATAGCTCTAAATGTATATGCACTTGTAGTAGGCTTTACAGATAAATATTCTTCTGTTATCTCTTTACTATCAGATGTTAAGAAGTTATTTATTATATCTTTGTTAGTACACTTCTTGTTACATACTGCTATATCTACATCATATATTGTTTCGTATATATCTATATTCTTCATAGTTTGTATATAGTTTATATTATATATCACACCCACCCTACCCCCTATATCCCCCATAACGGATATATATATCCAAAAGTTGCAAATTACAAAAATATTTCAATTTTGCAACCAAATTAAGCTACTCTTACGTTACGCAATCGAATTTCACAAAAATATACGACTATGATGAAAGAATTAAAAGTAATCGAGCCATTCTTTAATCTCGAGATTGGAGATAAGTTGACTCTAACAGAAGACGGTAAGTCTTACGTATTTACAGACAGTGATAGTTCTGTTGATAAGACAGAGTCTGGCGATTCTAAGTTTTCATTTAGTGCTACATTCAAGATTGATTCTGTATACGCACAGGAGTTGATTAAGGATGGTTATCTTGAGGAAGTTGACTACAAGAAGAATGATACATTCAGAAATGTATTTGACGAGATTGATATTATGCTCAATCGTTACAATGAGGAGCTTGATAATCTTGATCGTGACTTCGATGATAAGCCAGCTTGTTTGAAGGTTGAGAAAGGCACAGTTTTAAAGAATTTGATTAAGGCTTTAAGCCACCTTAGAGAGTTAAAGAAGTAATGGAAGATAACAAATTGATGGATCAGTCACAGCTTGCTGAAAGTATTGCTAATAAGATTGAGTATAGTTTCACAGACGCATTCTTAGTTAAGCTGTTGGACCCGATTAAGGTAAAGAAAGAGTTTAGTAAACCAGTCGATGTAAAGCCTGCAAAGAAAGATGATAACGGCGTAGAAGCTGTAGACTTTGATAAGGTTGAGACTGAGGTAAAAGAAGTAGAATCCGATTTTCGTAAAGCCGTAGTAATTAAAACTCCTCTTTCTCTCGAACACAAAGAGAACATGCCATACGAAATAAATGTTGGTGATGTTGTTCTTGTTAGAAACATGAGAGGTGAGTATTTTGATTTGCTTAAAGACAGTAAGTTAGTTCATTACTACGATATAGTAGCTGTTTGCAGATGATAGATATAAACTCTATCTCTAAAGAAATATCTAAAGAAACAGGATACGATTTAGAAACTGTAAAGAAAGTTTGTCAACATGTATTCAAATAGACAGAATAGATAATGAAGTCAGAAGATACAAGTGATATACTTTTTAACAAGCTATTTAAGTTTAAGCTTAAGCGAAGATATAAGGATAATAAACAAAAAGAATATACTACAAAATGAAGTACACAAAGAAAGATTACGCAAAGTTTAACATCGACCTCTCAAAATGTGAGACATACGATGATGTTGTTATCTGTACAGTAGAAGGTAACATTAACAATGGCGCACCAATTGATAAGCACATGTTTGCACAGTATTGTGACATTGTAGAGAAGGATGCTATTAACGACTTCTTGAATGAAGCTTTTAGCACTGGTACAGCACTTAACTTCTCAAATGGTGATTGTAACATTACAAAGGTTAGTGCAGTTGAACTTAAGGAAGGTGAGTCTCTTAAGGTTAAGAACGGACAGGTTGTAATTAAGAAGGCTTCTCTTATTAAGAGATTGTGGAATTGGGTAACACGTAAGAATAAGTAATTATGAAGAAAGCTGTTGAAGTTAGAGGTGCTATTTATAGCATTGCAGAAAATAACGGAGTATTTGAACTTGCAACAATCCCTTCTGTATGGTTATCAATGGGTGATACATTTGTAGCTCTTGACGATATGGAAGTATCAATGAATGGCAAAATATTCAATGTTAAGAAAGATGATATTGTTTTTGTATTCAGTAGAGGTAAAGATGCTGCTGAGATTGTAACATTCAGAAATGATGCTATCGCTAATTACATTAAGACTAATATTGAAGAACGTAATAAGCCTTACAAAGAGACTGATTGTTGTTGTGATAAAATAAATGAAGCAGTTTAATTAATTTAACAGATTATCCACGCTGTAAAGATGGATTGATTAAATGTTTATATTCAAAAGCTCTATCAAAGAGCTAACATCGCGGAGTAGAGAAGTGGTAACTCGTTAGGCTCATAACCTAAAGATCGCAGGTTCGAGTCCTGCCTCCGTAACAACTTTCTAAAATACATTTTTTTCATAAATAGATGATTAAAATTTAATTAAAATTATCTGCTTTGCATTTATATCAAAGTAAATGAATTAATCAAGTATGTTTTAGTGCTATTTATTGCGCTATTGGTAGGTGTTGGAACAGCTCTCACCGCTAAAGGTGAAGCCGCAGCAGAAAACGGCTGGGCAGTCGCTTTGATTTGCGCAGCGTGCATCTTTACACTTGCGGAGGTGGTCTGTAAAACAATGGAGCAACGCCCCTTTGTGTGGAAAGTCGTGTTTCTAGGTGTTGGGGCAACGATGCTGACATATTTTATTAGCTATACACTATTAATATGTTAACAGATTGGGTTGCCGAGAAAATACCGCAAGATAAATTATTGCATTTTACCTTTAGTTTGGTATTAATGCGTGTTTTGAGCGTGTTTGCAGGCGATAAGTTATTTTATCGCTTGCTCTCCGCTCTTGCGGTGCTTTCGATAGGCGTATTAAAAGAATTATATGATAAGAAGCGAGGAGAACAGATGAGCAAAGGAGATTTATTCGCAGATGCTTTAGGCGTTCTTGTAGGTCTTATCTAAAATGGAGGGTGATTTTATGAATGAAATAAAGGTGTTTTTTGTGGCGGTGATTAGTGCGATATTTTCGCTACTTTCGCCTATAAAAGATTATTTTCACGCAATGATAGTTGTCTTTGTAATTAACTTCTTGTGTGGTTTGATTGCCGATTACAGGAGTGGTGGCAAGTGGTCGATGAAAAAAGCAATGGTGTTTTTCTACCATATATTAGTCTTTTCTTTGCTTGCCTCATCTATATTTGTTATCGGGCATTTTATGCACAATCGGGAGGAAGCTTTGTTTTGCGTTAAAACGCTTTGTTTTATAGCTCTTTGGTTTTACTCTATTAATATTCTTAAGAACTTGCGAATAATGCTTATAGATAAGACGCCAATGTGGAATTTGGTTAACTTCTTATACTTTATTGTGAGCTTAAAAATGGTAAATAAAATACCTTTTTTAAATGACTATTTAATTACAAATAAAGCTTTTGAGGAGGAAATAACAAAGCCTATTTT